GGGAGAGGCCCACCCGGCCGGCAGGTTCGCGCGCTTCAGTTCGGGCATGTCGGCGGCCAGCAGGGTGGGCGTGAATACCAGTGCCAGCGCTTCGACAGGCGCAGGATCGGCCGCGGTACGGACCGCGCTCACCAGATCGGCGGTCGATTGTGCAAGGAGCGCACCGGCGGCATCGAGCAGATCGGTCTGCGCAGTGTTCAGCGGCGCGCGCATATCGGGAATGGCAGGCGGGGCCCCGCCCCGCGCCGCTGACGACGCGGCATCATAAAGGCAGATGCGCCCGTCGGAAAAAGTCCACCACCACGGTTCGCCGACCTGGAACCGCACGGGTGCCGCAGCTTCCGTCATCAGATCGGTGAAGGCAGAGGCGACCGATTGCAGCCAGTTCATCGCCTCCGCGTTCGCCGGAGACAGCAGCGTCGAGGGCGGAGACCATCCGGTCAGCGCGGGCGCGCCGAGATAGTCGCGCTGCTTCCAGTCTTCGGGGCAGTGCTGGTCGAGCAATTCGTAAGAGAGCGAGGCCATGGGGCTGAAACCCATCGCGACCGCTTCCGCGAAAATCGCCTGATGCCAGACCCGCGTCGGTGTGTTGAGCGGATCGGCGGTCTGCCCGGCGAGATAGGCGCCGGACTGCACGACGAGCCGGAAGTAGTGGCTCATGCCGACATAGAGCACCAGCGAACCGCGATAGCCGAGCTGGCGGGCATTGCGCAGCAGACGGGCCGGGGTCTGCACGCCCTGATCGTCGAACCCGGTGGCGAGCGCGAGACCATGCGGCGGCACCATGACATCGCCGATTTCCAGCATGGCGCGGGCGCCGTCGGTGGCAATCTCGCTCATCTCGATCCAGCCTTCGGTTTCGGCCGGTAGCGGATCGGCGCTGCCGTCGTAGCCCGGCGGAGCGAACGAGATGAACATGCGGTCGATATCGCCGGGCCAGATCGGCTCGCCCGGCAGCGAGAATCCGGCTTGCAGGTCCGAGAAACGCAAGGTGATCCGAGCGTCTTCGCCGGTGCCCTCGGCATAATTCCAGAGCCGCACATACCAGGTTCGCGCGCCGCCGTTTTCGTCGCGGCCCTCGATGGTCAGCGTCGGGCCGTAGATTGCATCGAGTGGCAGAACCCCGCCCGACTGCCAGCGGAAGCTGAGCGCGGTGCGGGCGTAATTGCGATCAGTCTTGTAGGCGAGCAGAGCGTGATCCAGCGTATCCTCGCTGGTCCAGATCAGACCGCCGAGATCGCCCTTGCGCAGGAACGAGGCGTCCACACGCAGCGCGTCCGGACCGGTCGAAATGACGGTCGCTACCATGGGGCGCGGGAAGTTGACGGTCCAGAAGCGCGGATCGAAGCGGGTGATCCAGTCGCTCGCCTGCCCCTGCCGCTTTTCGGCAAGCCAGAATGCCATGGGGTATGCCTTTCAAGATACAATACAAGCCGTCGTCCCCGCGAAGGCGGGGACCTCGCTTCTTTGGGGTGGCAAAACGATGGGAAGAAAGCGGGACCCCCGCCTACGCGGGGGCGACGATATCAGTTGCCCGCCAGCGCCCGCCGAACCGCGCTCGCAACCTGCCTTGAGGAGCGTTGGAGCGATTGCGGCGTAGTGCTGCCGCGCGGGGTGTTGAGGCTGATGGCGACACGAACGTCGCGGCTGGGCGGACGGGTGGACGTTTCGACCCGTCCGGCGGATGTCGGGACGAAGACTTCGGGGCCGCGCTCACCGACGACATAGCCGCGTCCGGGCGAGACATTGCCGCCGGTCGCTCGGCCGGGCAGGCCCCGCGCGGCAGTGAACAGGTCGGCGAAGTCGATCAGACCGCCGCCGCTTCCGCTGGAGCCCGGCCCCAATGATCCGAGGAAGGTATGCGCTGCTTGTGCGGCAATCTCGTCCAGAGTGGAAAGAGCAACGCGCTTGAGATCGTCGAAGCCCAGGCTGCCGCTGCGGATTGCCCCGGCGAGGCCCTTTTCCAGTGCCTGCCCGGCTTTGGTGAAGCCGGAGACAAGGTCGCCGTCCACGGCGGAGCGCATGGTGGCAATGTCGCGGGCAAAGCCTTCGGTGCCGGCGCGCACTTCCACCAGCAGGCTGTCGATTTCATCGTCCATGATCGTGTTCCATCAGCCGTTGCAGGGTTGGCCGGTCGAGGCAGGGCGCGGTATCGCCGGGCGCAAGCAGTCCCAGCGCCGCCGCCAGTTCCGCGGGTGTGGCCGCCCAGAATTCATGCGGGCGCCAGTGCAGCGTACGGGCGGTAAGGGCGCAGAGCGAGAGAGCGGCGTGGGAAAATCCAGTTTCGTCATTGCGAGCGACCGCAGGTCGCGTGGCAATCCAGGAGCGGTTTGCGCCGCTCTGGATTGCTTCGGTGGCGTTGCCACCTCGCAATGACGAAGGAATGAGCGATGCCGGAGAGTCTCTCACGTCTGTCCTTTTAGGATCTGCGAGAGCAGGATGCGCAGTGGCGCAGCGCAGGCGGCAAGGCCCTGCGCCATCACGGCTTCGCCAACGCTCTCGCGCGAGATTTCGGCCCGCCGTTCCAGGCAGTGCCAGAACAGCGAGGCCATTTCGCCCAGCCGCAGTTCCCCGGCACCGGCGCGCTCAACCAGCGCATAGAGCGGGCCGAGCTCCTCTTCTGCTGCAACGAGCGCGCCGAAGCTGGGGCGCAGGGTATGCGGGACGCCACTGATCGTCAGCGAGGCCTCGCCGCGCAGGGCATTGGCGCTCATGCCGAAATCACCTCGCCCGAGCTTTCGAGCTGGAGCGTGTAGTTGCGCTCGCCGTTGAAGTCCCCGGCATAGTCGAGCCGCTGGACCAGGAAGCGGCCTTGCAGTTTCTCGCCGTCCTCGAAGCTGAGTTGGTAGTCGTCGAGGGTGCCGGCCATGGCATTGGCGCGGATCTGCGCTTCGGCGGCACTGCCCAGAAAAATCCCGGCAGCGCTCACTGAAACAGCACGCACACCGGCGCCCGAGAGCAGTTCGCGCCAGCCGCCGCTATCCTTGCTGGTGACGACGACGGTCTCGCCTGTCACCGACATCTGCGTGGTGCGTAGCCCGGCGACGGTCTGATAGCTGGCGGGCGCGCCGCCGTCGGAAATCTTGAGGAGGAAGGCACTGCCTTTCTGGGCTGTCATGGTGTTCTCCTTCGAGGGGGCTTCGACAGGCTCAGCCTGAGCGGGAGCGGACAAGACTGGCGTTTCTTCGTCCGCTCATCCTGAGCTTGTCGAAGAATGGGGAGGCTCACGCCTCCAGCAGGCGGAAACGGTACTCGAGCAGGATGGCGCGGCGGCTTTCGCCGCGCTGTTCGGCGCGGGCGCGCAGGAACCGGATAGTGGTCACGGAAAAGCCGGTCTGGGTGCGCGGAAGGCTTTCGATGCGGGCCTCGACGGCGGCTACCAGATCGGCAGCGGCATCGGATCTGTCGCCCCGGCATTGCAGTTCCAGCGCGATACGCACCTCGCGCCCGGCCGCTGTCTTGCAGCTCCAGTCCGCGCTGGCGCTCGCGGCTATGGCGAGCCAGGGCAGGCTGGTGCGTGCAGGGGCTTCCTCGACCATGGCATTGAGCTGCGCGGACAGCACGGGGTCGACCGCCAGCCAGGCGATGAGGGCGGCGCGCAAGGCGATTTCCATGGCTTATCCTTTCGCGAACAAGGGCCAGATGAGGCCGGCGCGACGCCACCGCCGGGCATCCCCGCGTTGCGCGAGAGCGCGGGCTTGCATCTGCGCTGTCGCCAATGAGCGGGCTTTCGCAGTGAGGCGGGACAAGAGAGCCGAGACATCCGCCTCGGCTTCGATCAGGCCGCTCATGCGAGGTGCATCCGCCGCCAGGGCCGCCACAGCGCCGCGACCGAAGCGGGCGGCAGCGGGGCGGCGCCTTCGCTCTCGCGCTCACGGTGCTGGTGCGCGGCGAGGCGGGTCAACCCGTGGCGCAGGGTTTCGGGCAATTGCGTCCAGTCACTCGCCAGTCCTGCGGTGAAGCGTACAGCGACCCGTGCATCTGTGTCCGGCAACCGAATGCGACCCGTCCCGTCGGCGTCGAGGTCGATTTCGTAGGCCGTGGCATCGAGCGGCGACCGAGAGCCATCCGCCGCGACAATTTCTGCCCCGGAAATCGCCAGAACCGAGCGCGTGGAGAGTGTGTGCCAGCCCGCGCGGGCCGGCAGCACTTCCTCGCATTCGGTTTCGAGCGGCATCTGGC